GCCATCACATCCAGTGTACCAGTAACGGCACGGTCAGTCACTACGCCATACTTGAGCCAGTTGTCAGAGTTAAGATCCTTCAAAACGGTCAAGGTATTGCCAAGATCCAAGGTCACCTTTGAAGTGATTGGGGCAATGGCTCCGTTAATGAGCAGGGTCGCATTATTGACGATTGCGGGTTGGTTGCTTTCGTAGGTGATTCCCGTTACTTCGCTTCCAGCCGTTCCCCAGGTCGATGTCATTACACCCGACATCGATGCAGTCCACTTAGGGTATCCATCGGTTGAAAGCTCAAGTCCAATCGAAGCCACATCGCCAAATGAGGGCTTTAGGAATCCACCGTCAAGGACATTGATGGTCGCGGTCTTTTCGCTTGCAGAGGTCGAAGAGGGCATATAGGCAAAGCCAGTCAATGCCACATCCTGAGTGCCAGCCGTTGCCGTCCATGTGGATCCAGTTCCCGTAGTGGTCAATGTCTCGCCACTCTGGAAAGTACCAGACACTACCGCGATATAGACCTTGCTTCCTTCGATCTTGACTAGGTAGCCCTTTGCGCTTGAAGTACCACCGCTCACATAGGAGATACCACGAACCGCTGTACCTGATCCGGCACTAAAGGCCATGCCCCGAACGGTCAGCTTAATCATGCGCGCAATCTGCAAGAGTGGATCCAGTTTGGGCAAGGTATTCAAAGTTCCGCTGTTCTTAAACTCGCCCGCAATAGTAGCGGTTGCGGTCTTCTTGCCGATTCGTGAAGTAGAGCTAGAAATGGTATTCTTGAAGACATCGGACTCAATTACTTCGAGTCCCGTATCTACGCTCAATTCGGTCAGCTCTAAGCCGTAGTCCGCAGATGTCAGCGTTTCAGGAGTTCCCGATGTGGCTTCTAGTTTGATGCCGAATTGTTTGTTTCTGGTCAATGCTAAAGCCATGTTGGGCCTCCTTTAAACGATTTGATACTTTGCCTTGATTGTAAATTTCACACCCGCATAGGGCTTGTTAGTGTCAAGCTGGATTACTTCGGCCTGTTGCATGGTGAGCTTTGTAAGACTGTCAGCATAGGTCGAATACATGAATCCGCGCACCGTTTCAGTATTAAAATACGGTCTGAATGACTCAATGACCTTTGAAGTAAGTAGGGGAAAGTCGAGCTCATCACAGAGAGGAACCACCATAATGTTTAAGTCGTCTTCCCTAATATCGCGTGTGCCGAAATATTCAGCAGATAGCACGCTGGTTGACATCCATGCTTTAACCAATGGGTAATCGGTCGAAGTCGAATAGATGCCCCAAGGTTGCGAGATAGCAAGGCATTTTCCATTGGCTCCAATCGAAAGCTTTACCGCTTCCACGATCTGCTCACGAATGGATGTTACTGTGCTAGGTACGGTCACTCGCGCCCCCATGCCACGCAAATAGAACCCGTGCCAGCGTTGCTAGTCGAATCAGTATATCCGCACATCGTAGGGGTAAAGGACATAATCAGATCTCCTAATTCGTCCGTCAAGGTCTTTAGCTTGGCTTGGTAGGTATCGATGGAAAGGCCATCTCTGATCTCTCTAAAATCAGATCCGACCAAATCTTTACACATCGCAATCAAAACGCATACCACCTGAATCCGCAATGGGATATAAGGAGTAGGGGTTGCAATAGATCCAACTGTGATGGATGATTTAAGGGCTTGGGCAGTAAACATTAGCGCACCTTGCGCCAAGTATGCCGTTTGCTGAGTAGAGGGCAATTTCAAAAATGTAGGGTCTGTGATGTCGCTTGTGGTTATGCTCATACTTTCGTTTCCATGTTTATGATCTCTTCTAACCCATCTTCAAGCGTCTTTATCATTTCGGGCAAATTCCTCTGGTATGTCTTATGCAAAAATGGATTTGCGCTCTGTCCCTTATGCTTTGCTGATCCTCTGAATATCTTGCCACCACCGCCACTAGGTTCAAAGAAAAGACATTTTCTTTCTGTTGGCATTATAGGCTTTTCACTACTTTTTGTTCCAAAATAAACATATTGAGAGTAAACCCAGACCGTTGGTTTTTTCATTCCTAAAAACCCACCGTCTTTTAATATTCCGACATCTGCGTTTAACTTTGGATCTCCGGTAAAGACAACCTCAATGGAATTTGCCATTTTGCCTGTCTTATTTGGAGCGTCACTAAAGGCTAGAGCCTTGTATTCATAAACTGCTTGCTTGAATACAGGCTCCATTGCCTTTTGAAATAACGGCTTGTCCTTCAGCCGTTGAGCGATGGAATCTAGAGCTTTGGTATCTACTTCCACCTTCACAACGGCCTCAAGATTTCGCTATTAGGTGTCAGCTACCACATTCAGGTAAGCGACTCCACCCTGCTTCTCGTCGACAACCTTTGCACCGTAGCGCAGAACACCGAAGATGTTATCCCCAGGTTCCAAGGTCATACGCTGAGACTCCAAGGAAAGCGGATTGTAACCGCAAGCGATAGCCTCAGAAGTACCATAGAAGCAATTATAGTCGTTACCAGACCCGCCAACTGCGGTGAACTGATTGGACGACATGACCACGAATCCCTGAACCTTGAAGGAGCCTGGACGATTCAGCAGGACATCGGTGATCGCTTCGGACACGAGGCCAGCGGCACGCATACCAGAGCGGATCTTGGTGACCACAGAAGGAGGCGCGATGAAGATGCGTCCATCTACGGAAACATTCTGGTCGTCCATGTTCTCGGCCAAGTCGCCAAGGATAGCAAGAGCGGTCGAAGCCTTGATGTCAATAGCGGCATCACTCACACCTGCATACCAGCCAGTAGGGAACAGAGCTTTGGTGAACAGGGTATTGATGATGTAATTGTCAGGCAATACAGCGGCAATTTTAGCGGCCTTCTGTCCAACGGCAGAGACATAACCGGGAACCAGTTTCTGGGTGTCCCAATTGGAGATCGCTACAGCTTGCTTTTGATCCATCTTGAGCTTGGCAGAACCAGCGGCAGGAGCTTGGGGAGTGATTGCAGTACCTTCAGAATAAGGCGCAAAGGTGACATCGCCAACGGAAAGAATATTTACTTCGGTTGCGTCCGTAGCTTCTCGAGACCAGCGGGTGTTGGCCAGAAATGGGAGCTTGGATTCTTCGGTCGCGCCCATGTAAATGTCATTCGACATCACGAGCAATTCAGCGGCAGTATAAGCCATTGTGTACCTCTATTGTGTGTTATTGTTCGCAATGCCCGCAGGGACTCTACGGGATATTGCCCGTCATTACTCCAAAGTATAGGCAATAAAGACGATTTTAGGTGTCAGGATTATTTGCTATCCCATTTATCCACAGACGCATGAACCCTATCCCGTACCTCTTTTGTGCGTTGCTGGTCAAGGCTCATCGCCATGAATTCAGCTTCGGAAATAAAGCCATTCGCGCCAGCGCCTTGGACATTGGAGGCGTTGCTGTTGCCCGTTCCGCCCTTGATTGGATTGCCCACTAGGTAGGGCTTGGCCTTGGCAAGGTCACCCGCATATACGGCAAGGTCTTTGCCATTGAATGACCACCTCTGTGTATCGCCATCATAAACCGCACTCAAGGATGCAAGCTTTATCTGGTCTTGCATTTCGTCCGACCGAATCCCGATCTTGCCAAGTTCCGCAAGGATAAGCCCGTCCCGTTCGCGCTCTAATTGCTTCTTTTCGCTTTGGGTGAGCTGATTGGACAGGGCTTCCTTTTCACCGTTGGCCTTGGCTAGTGACCGTTCCATGACCTTGAGACGCTCTTCCATGCTCATGGTTTTATTGGTTGCGGATTTCAAGGACTCGATAAAAGCATCGTCAACATCTTCCACGCCAAATTCAGCTTTGATGCGTTCGAAGATCTCCAATGCCTTAGGGCTTTCTTTCTTGAGCCGATTACGCAAGCCTTGGGCCTCGGCATTCTTTTCGTGGAATGCCTTGGCCATGGCTTCCTTTCGGGCTTCCTCTGGCATGGCTGTTAGTTCTTCGTATGTCATGTTGTTACTCCTTTTGTCTGTTTGTGTGATCGTTTAATAGGTCAATCTTGGTCGTTTCGCATAAGCCCACAGCCTCAGCAAATGAGCCATCATAAATAGAGCTGGTAGTTGTTCCGTCATTTTGTCTAATCGCAATGCTGACAATAAAAGTCGAAATAAAGTATTTGTCTGCCAGCTCTTTCATTACCTTTTCAATCTCTTCTATTGCCTTGTTAGATTCTTCCATTAAATCCTCTTTACGATTGGTGAAAGCTTCGGCCCGTTGAATTTCACTCCCATTGATTCGGCCTGTTGCGTCAATGCTTGGGCAGGGTCAATGATAGGCGCACTTGTTTTCTTGGGCCTTGTGAATGGCACTAGGATGCTCTTTCCGTTGGGATGGATAGGTAGGACAGGGGCTTGGTCAATGGGGTAGACACCCGCGCCAAATCCCATATCAGCCCGTGCATAAGCGTCGCATTCATCCACCTCATGCCCGCCCGCAAGCTGAAATTTGACAAACTTTATCATCGGATCGCCCGCTATCTCTTCCCTTGTCGCTTCAAAATGCGCCCTTGCCTGCTCCGTCCTTACAACCCGTTCCATGTTATAGCGTACCTTGTTCTGCACCGCGTAGTGGAGTTGCTTGTCTACTGCTTCCTGAGATCCGCTTTCAATGGCTTTTAGCGTGCGCTTGTATGCGTCCTTCAAATCCGCGCCCTTGATCCCTGAGTCAATCTTGCGCCTCAAACTTGCAATGGCCTTGGGGTCTGCACCATTCCTCGCCAAATCTTTCAGGTCTTTACGGACAGAGGACAGGTCGCCTGGGGCTTGCGCTTGCAATCGAACCGAAGCCACCCGCACCGCCTCGCCTGTCTTTATGATCTTCTGGACTTCGGTTGTCAAATCAAGTCTGGCCCGTGCCGATGCTTTAGCAATCTGCTGTTTAACGGTCGGGTCACTACCTACGATCTTGTCCCACGCCTTTTCCCGCGTGCCTATGTTCTCGATGGTTGTCCATCCCAATTGCCTCTCAATGATCTTTGAGGCCTGATCCCGTGCAGTCTGGTACATGACATCGGGGATCTTGTTGTCTGCCCACACGCGGGACACGGCAAGCTCAATAGCCATACCACTAG